CCAAGATCCCCCCCGTACGAGACCCTAGATTGGCCATGTTGCCATATGGCTCAACCAATCGGGAATCCTCGCACGAGTATTTCCTTGATCCGAGCACCCTGTTTATACTCAGCAGTGCGATGAGTCTTCGGAGTCGGACCCAGATGGCATTACGCCTAATGACGCCCCTTGGTCAGAGGGCACGCCACTAGGTAGGCCTCGGAGACCATAGCTATAACCCAATTCCCAATATTTACCACCAACCTCCTTACGAGGCGCTGGTAGGCCACTACCCCACCATCACGACCCTCGTGGTGTGGAAGGTAGCAAATATCAGTAGTATGGTTACTATGGGCCGAGACAGGAAATAAAGCATCACGCTGCCTGCTACCCAGTAGCAGTGGGTGCCTCTTGTCTCTCCCTGGTGGGGACGTGCTTTGGTACCAAACCCAAACACTGAACCGCATAGTGGTATCCACGGGGACCTACTACACGACCCAGCGCTGGGCACGTTTTGCAAGCAAGACGGGCAGCGCGGGTGGCCAACCAGACAATATTCCCTATACCTCAGGGACCCTTGCTAAGGGCCACTAGTCGGTTCAGGAAGCTCTATATTAGCTGGGGGCAGCGTGCCCTCATACTTAGATAGAGCCTTCTGAACCCACGCCATCTGCCTCCTTCTTCTTCGCTCGTTACGGTTGCTATCCGCAGCGAACTGGAAGTTGAAGGCAGACCGCGTCCGCGCCCTACTCACCGCAGATAGGTACTCAAAAGAGTGCCCACGGTAAAGCTCCAGAATCCGATCTCGGACCCGTTTCCTAAAGAAAACGTATCCGGACATCATCCTTTGCTCACCTGGTGTGGCCATGCTTTCTAACCAGGCTAAGAAAGCCGAGTTAAGAAGCTGGCCATAGCGATTGATGAGTTCCCCCATCAACCACCACCCCAGTGGTGTACCCACTAAAAGGATTAGCCGGGTTAGCCCCCCGGTGATCTCCGAACTAGCTCCAATTTGTTTAAGCCCTGTAAGGGGCCAACTCCTTAAGAGCCAGCGTTGAACACCCGGGCTCACTGTATTCAGTGAGTCCATCCATTTACCTGGATGAAGGCGGCCCAGCCAACCATTAAAGGAGGTCGTCTCAAGGAGTCCATACGCACCGAGCTCATCTGTGGGGATCTTAGATCCTACGGTTAGGATCTCATGAAGATCAACCACAGAGAGTCGTTGGGCATGGACTACCAACCAGATACCCCTCCACCATGGATAGGCTGGCTGCACCAAAGTTGTGAGTGCAACTCTGATACTGACCGGATACGTTCTGATGGCTTTCTTAAGGTCAACAGAACGTGCCGAAAGCAAGGAAATTGCACGCGCAACGGCGATGGGAAATAAGGCAAAGCCACGACGGTGAAGGTGTCGTATAACGACACCCGCATCAATAGGATAACGGAAAACTTGATACAATAGTTTTACCGGTATCCCACTTACGTCGCCCTGAGGTGTTACGAGTCTCTTACAGAACTCGAAAACACCCGATTGAGATATCAGGGACTTCTCTTCTGATATAACAACCCCTAATTCCGTCATCACCTCGCGATACCGTTTCGCCACGTCCTGATCGAAGATTACGATATCGTCCCCGACGATACCATAATCCTCAAACCAGGACGTACGGCCTATTAAACCTGCACAGTATTGAACGATAGCATGGTGTGCCAACGCCAATAATGCCCAAGAAGAATAAGCCCCCATAGGCTGGCCTACTGCATAAAGACGGGATAGCCAGGGTCCATCCGGACGGAGTCCCTCTTCCACACTCCATACAGAATCTCTGTCCCACCACTTACGGGCGGTTAAGAGATGCTTCCAGAGAGTCGCTTCCTCAAATCCAATGATATGAGAAAGTAACTCCTGGTACAGGTGCACTGGCATTCTGTCAGTCGCAGCAGACAAGTCATATGAGTAAACGGTAAAATCCTTACCATGCTCACCCAACCTCAAAAGGATCGAATCCTTGAGGCGGGCTACACAGGCTTCCTGGTCAAATGTCCCGTCTTGGGGGATTGTACGGAGGGTGTCAAAGACAAGATTATGAACGGGCTTCATAAGAAGCTGCGTCCA